CACCGCAACCACAAAAAGCGGCTGCTGCTGGTTCCGCTAGTTATTACACAAACAGCGTGAACAATGGTGGCGCGCAAATGATCGGTCAATATTATTCTTACATTGAAGGCCCTGCGCGCAATCGTGCGATGAGTGTGCCAACAATCAGTCGAGCGCGCGATCTGATGGCCAGCGTTATCAGTTGCATGAACTTAAAGATGTATACCGAAATTTGGAACGGCAACGAAATGGAAAAAGTGCCATTAGCGCCGCGCACATGGTTACGCCGCATCGATCCAAGTGTGCCAAATTCGTTTCTACTTGCATGGTTATTTGACGATCTTTTTTTCTTTGGCAGGTCGTTCCTTTATGTGACTGCGAGGACGGCTGATAATTTTCCTACGGCATTTACACGCATTCCTGCTGCGATGGTGCAGACACTTGATCAATCAGGGCCAGTTTGGTTTGCGCCATCAAAACAAATTATTTTTCAAGGCGCGGAACTAAATCCTGATGATGTAATTCAATTTTTGTCACCGATACAGGGCATTATTTACATGTCGGAACAGGCCGTCGCAACCGCACTAAAACTTGAAAACGCACGCTACAGAAACGCATCATCGGCTATTCCTGCTGGCGTACTTCGACAAACAGGCGGTGAACCATTAAGCGCACAAGAATTAGCAGACCTGGCGGCATCGTTTAACGCGGCACGCGAAACAAATCAAACAGCCGCACTAAACGAATTTGTGACTTACACAGAAACATTGACATCACCTGACAAAATGCTGTTGATTGATAGCGCCGAATTTCAGGCTATGGAAATGACTAGATTGTGCAACATTCCGCCATATTTGGCTGGTGTCAGCGTCGGATCATATTCATATCAGTCATCAGCCGAATCGCGCATGGATTTGTGGACATTTGGTGTTCGCGCTTATGCCGATTGCATTGCTGGCACACTCAGTCAAAACAATGTGCTACCTAACGGAACCTATGTCGAATTTGATGTTGAACAATATTTGAAAGGCGAATACTCAATGGACGAAATGCGCGAAACAACCGAAACAGAAAGTGTAGTATCAGAATCATGATCAAATTAGTCCCCTCACAGATCACGGTTGATGCGGCAGCGGCAGACGGATTGCCGCGCCGATCAATCAGCGGCGTTGCCGTCACTTACGACGAAACAGCCACAGTTTCAGACGGTACACGGGTACGATTTTTGCAAGGGTCGTTACCAGTCACGGGTCGCGACCCGAAACTTTTTGGACAGCACGACAGCAACCAAATCATTGGCAAATTAGTCGAGCGCGTGGACACACCACAGGGCATGATGTTCACGGCCAAAATCAGCGCCACACGATTAGGCGACGAATATTTGACGCTTGCAAATGACGGCGTAATAGATGCGGTCTCGGTCGGTGTCAATCCGATTAAATTCAGTTACGACGACGACGGCACCATGATCGTCGAATCGGCTGAATGGACAGAACTATCGTTGGTCAGTCAAGGCGCATTTAGCGGCGCATTAATTGAACGGGTCGCAGCCAGTAAACCAGCCGATGAGACTATCCACGAAACGCCAGTAGAACCTGCTATACAATCAAATCAAGATACAACAAAGGAAACAGACATGACCGAAAAAATTGAAACACCAGTAGTCGAAGCAGCGCAATCAACTGTCGACAAACTTTGGGCACAACCAAAACAAGAATTCAAAATGCCAAGCGCAGGCGAATACCTTGCCGCGATGCACATCGGCGGCGACACTTTTGCAAAAGTCAATCAAGCATTTCAATCGGCTAACCGAAAAAATCAAACTGCGTTACAAGCAGCCGCAGGCGATGTACTTACGACAGACACACCTGGTCTTTTGCCAGTTCCAGTTCTTGGGCCACTATTTCAAGACTTGAATTTCGTGCGACCAGTTGTGTCAGCGTTGGGCGCTCGTTCAATGCCAAACACACCAAGCAAAACATTTATTCGACCAACGATCACCACGCACACAAGCGCAGCAACACAAACCGAAGGTTCAGCGGTGTCTGCAACGACAATGGTGATCGCATCAAATGTGGTCACAAAATCAACCGTTGCAGGTCAAGTTACTTTGTCGGTACAGGACATGGATTTTACAGACCCAGCCGCAATGAATTTGATTTTGAATGACCTTGCAGGCGAATATCTGATCAAAACTGATGACATCGCCGCTGACGCTATGGTTGCAGGCAAAACAGCGTCAGGTTCAACATGGACGGTTACTGCAGGCAATCCAACATCGTTGATGAATGCGTTGTATGACGCAGCGCGTGAAATCGCTGAGGACAGCAACTATTTCCCAACACATTTGTTCGTTGACCCTACCGTATGGGAAAAGTTGGGCTCACAATTAGACAGCACATACCGACCATTGTTCCCAGCCGTGAACGGACAAAACATCGTTCAACAAAACGGTATTGGCACAGCGTCAGGCGCATTGAACTACAACTCAATGAATCCACTCGGTTTGCAACTTGTTGTTGACAACAACTTTGCAGCAAACACCATGCTTGTTGTTTACGCACCAGGTTTCGAAGTGTACGAACAGCAAAAAGGCATTTTGTCGGTTGAAGTACCGTCAACACTTAGTCGCACATTCAGTTACTACGGCTACTTTGCGACATTCGTTGCCAAATCGTCGTTCATTCAATCAATCGCGATTGCCTAGTCGTAGGCGGCCAAACCGCCTATGGCAACATATAAAACAGCCACGAAACAATTACTAGATAACTATGCGTGCATTTCGACGCTTGAACCGTCAGAAATCGCGTTAGGCGAATCGGTAACGGTTTCAGGTTTAGCAGCACCATTCACTGGAACATTTACAGTTTTAGCGTTACCGCAATATTTATTTGAAGGCGTTGACGGTGAAACTGGTGAATTTTTATACAACACAAATGTTGCCGTACCAAACCAACTGCTATACGCATGCACAGGCGCAGCAGTTGAATTTGTTGCAGATTATTCAGGTGTTGTCACCTACACGCAAACCTGCACATGGATTACCGCAACAGACATCGAGGATTGGATCGGCATAGGCACAGCGACGGCAGGCGACACAACATTCTTAACAATTTGCGCAGCGGCATCAAATTCTTTTTGTTACCGTCGCAGGCAGGAAGTCGGATATTTTGATTCGCTGACAGTTGTGCCAAGTCAAGATGTCAAACTAGCAACCATCATGTATGGTGGCGCGCTGTACCGTCAACGCGGATCAATAACAGACTTTGCATCATTTGATGGCATGGCTACAGGATCAACAAACGGTTTGTCGCCATTGGTTAAACAACTGTTAGGTGTTGACCGTCCACAGGTCGCCTGATGCCTGTTGCATTTACCGATCTGTTTAATGAGGCGCTAGACGATTTAACAGCCACGCTGACAGCCGTTAGCGGTCTACAAGTGGTAAACGATCCTAGAAACCTTGTGCCGCCATGCGTGTTCATTGACGCGCCATCATTTGACGCTTGGAACTACAACATTGTCAAATTGATGTTTCCTGTCAAAATCATCACGCTAGGGCCAGCGAATTTAGATGCACAAAGATCGCTACTCAACATCATGTCGAAGGTACTGGCGGCCAATATTGCCGTTACCGATGGCAGGCCGACTAGTACGCTTATAGGCGGCGTTGAATATCCAAGTTACGAAGTGACCGCAAATGTTCAGGCACAAACGGCATAGGAAACAAACATGGCAAATTACATAGTTACATCGGCAAGACTGGCAGGTTTTAAACCTGGCGATGTTGTCACCAGCGCCGATTTAGATGGCGTAAACATTGACGCGCTAGTCGAAGGCGGCCATATATCCACACAGACAGTCAAAAAACCTGCTAAAACTAAAGACACAAACGAAAAGGAATAAAACATGGCTACCAGCGTCTATTTATCGAATCCGAATGTGACCATCAACAGCGTTGATTTGCGCGACCAATGCACCAGCGCAACATTGAACTATGTTTACGAGCAACTAGAAACAACAGCGTTCGGTGACACAGCACGCAAATATGGTGCATCAACCGTGACATCGTTGCAAAACAACAGCGTCGAAATTGAACTGTATCAATCCTACGCAGGCAGCGAAACTGAGGCCACAATCTACGGTTTGGTTGGCATCACGACAAACATTGTGCTTGCACCAGCAACAGGTGTCGCATCGGCAACAAATCCGATCTACACGCTGACAGGCGCTTACCTTGAATCGCACACACCGATCAACGCATCACTTGGCGAACTGTCGACAATCACGCTGACATTTACTGGCGGCGTACTGACTAAAGCGGTCGCATGATCGCGCGGCATCGGCCGCTGAAAACTAACAAAACAAGCCAGTCTGATAAAGGCTGTACCGAGAAAGGCAAATAATGCAATTATCACTAGAAGTTCAATTCCTAGATGGAAGCGATCCAGTCACAGTCGAAACAACATTGTTCACCACTGTTTTATGGGAACGCAAATACAAGCGCAAAGCATCAGAACTTGGCAGCGCTATCGGGCAAGAGGATTTAGCGTATTTGGCTTATGAGGCATCAAAAATGTCAGGTATTACGGTTCCAGCCATGTTTGATGATTATTTAAAATCGTTAAAGTCTTGTCTGCCTAAGGCGGTCAATGACCCAAAAGTAGACGCGGTTCATACCGCTACGGATTAGCGCAGATTCTTGTGGCGACTGGTTTTTGGCCTGCTGAAATATCGTTTGAAATCGACGATATGAACACGGTTATTGAATTAATTAACAAAGAACGCAAGGCCCGAAATGGCTGACAGCATTAGCGCAACCACAACAGTTGTCGGTGTCAAAGATGCTTTGCGCGTATTGAACAGCATCGACAAACAAGCGCGCCGCGATCTGACAAAAGATTTCAAACAGATCACCGCACCAGTCACAAACGACATCAAAGCCAAATTGCCGAAATCCGCACCATTATCAGGTATGGCGCGCAAATGGACAACAGCGTCAGGTTTTCAAATGTTCCCGTACAGCGACAAACAAAACAAAGTTGCGTCAGGTGTATCAGGCAAAAAGGTTAGAGAATTTCGTGGCGCGTCAACAAACCTGGCAACATTCTTTGTTCGCTACACAGGCCCTAGTGCGGCGTTGTTAGACATGTCAGGAAAAGGCAAAGTGCCAACACGACAAGGCGGTCAAATGGTGCAAAGTTTAAGCGCCAAATATGGCACCGCATCACGGTTTGTTTGGCCAGCATGGGAACGAAACAAAAACCAAGTCGAAGGCGAAGTTGAAACATTAATTGATCGACTGATGGAACGCGTGCAAAAGGAATTGAACTAATGGCTGTATCTATACCTATCGTCACCGAATTTGATGGCAAAGGCATATCTAAAGCGATGGCCGAATTTCAACAGTTGGAAGGCGCTGGCGCTAAATCTGCGTTTGCGTTAAAAAAAGCGATGTTGCCTGCAATTGGTGTTTTGGGTGGTTTGGCAACAGGTTTAGGTTTGGCAACTAAATCGGCTGTTGAGGATCAGAAAGCACAAGAACTTTTAGCGCAACAGTTGCGAACCAGCGCTGGCGCTACTGAGGAAGCAATCGCCGCCAATGAGGATTTTATTTCGGGCATGTCACGCGCGTTCGCGGTCGCTGATGACCAATTGAGGCCAGCGATGTCGAATCTAGTTAGGTCGACTGGATCGGTTGAGGCTGCACAAGATTTAATGAACACGGCGTTAGACATCAGCGCGGCAACAGGGAAAGACTTGGAAACAGTAACGCTGGCATTAGGCAAAGCATATAACGGGTCAACTGCTGCGCTAACCAAATTAGACCCATCGCTTAAAGGCGTAATTGATTCATCGTCAAGTATGCAGGAAATAACTGATGCGTTAGCGACATCGTTTGGCGGTGCAGCGACAACAGCGGCGATGTCATTTGAAGGCCGTATGGCTGGAATGAAAATAGCGATGGACGAAACCAAAGAATCAATAGGAATGGCATTGTTGCCCGTGTTGCAAAAATTGTTGGAATTGTTAGAACCTATGGCGGAATGGGCACAAGAAAACACGACAACATTTTTGATTATCGCTGGCGTGATTGGCGGTTTTGCGGCCGCCATTGTGATCGCCAATGTCGCGATTAAAGCCTGGACTATCGCCACACAGATCGCCACAGGCGCGCAAGCCGCGTTCAATTTTGTTATGTCAGCCAATCCGATTGCGCTGGTCATTTTGGGCATTGTTGCGTTTGTTGCGGCGCTGGTTGTGTTGTACAAAAAATTTGATGTCGTGCGCGAAACAGTTGACGCGGTGTTTAATTTTATTAAAGATGGCGTGACCGCCAGTTTAGATTTTTTAAAAGATTACATTTCAGGTGTGCTAAACATTTACCGATCAATTTTTAATGCCATTGCCAAATTATGGAACAGCACCATCGGCAAATTGGCGTTCAAATTTCCCGATTGGGTACCAGTTTTTGGTGGCAAAGGTTTTGAAGTGCCAAATATTCCAATGTTGGCTGAAGGCGGAATTGTTACATCGCCAACACTCGCCATGATTGGCGAAAAAGGCCCTGAAGCGGTCGTGCCATTGGGTCGCGGTGGCGGCATGGGAAATGTGACAATTAATGTGACTGGCGGTTTATCGACTAGCGCCGAGATCGGCCAAGCGGTAGTCAATGCCATTCGTGCATACAACAGGTCAGCAGGGCCAGCACAAATTCAGGTCGCATAATGGCAGGCACAGCGATTGTTGGCGCTGGTAACTACAGCCTAGAAATTGACACAGGATTTATACAAGACGCGTTCACACTTGATGACGCGGTGCAAGGCGTATTAAACAACACAACCTATGTTTTAAACGGCACAACTAATTTTGCTGATGTAACAACAGGCATCAATTCGATCAGCGTGAAACGCGGCAGACGCGATCAAGGCGACCAGTTCAGCGCAGGAACAATGACGCTAAATATGTTGGACACGACTGGAATTTTTAATCCGTTCGATTCGCTTAGTCCCTATTACGATCCGTCAACAGCGCAACCAGGTTTGGCACCAATGCGAAAAGTGCGACTAGCACGCTATTCAACAACCAATGTCAAAGAATATTTGTTTAACGGCTACATCGTCAATTACGACTACAACTTCGCGTTAGGCGGTTTGGACACGGTGACCGTTTACTGTGCAGACGATTTTTATTTATTGGCTCAAACCTACATGGACGAATTTAATGTGTCAGAAGAACTATCGAATGTCCGACTGTCAGCAGTCTTGGATTTGCCCGAAGTTGATTTCCCGATAGCACAACGCAACATTGATACAGGCACACAAACACTCGGCGGCGCAGCCGCGTTTACAGTTCCAGCAGGCACAAATGTTCTTGAATATTGCACACGGATCAACACCGCTGAACAAGGCAGATTGTTCATGTCCCGTGACGGCGACTTAACATTTCAACCACGAATCGGCAACACACTTAGCGCATCAGTCGCAGATTTTCACGATGACGGCACAAACTTCAAATTTGATTCTTTAGGCGTATCATTTGAAGCGGATCAAGTCATCAATCGGGCAGCGGTTGCCATTGTTGGCGGAAACCAACAAATCGCAGATGACGCAGCCAGCCAAGCAAAATATTTTATACAAACAACCAGTATCACAGATTCGCTGCTACACAACGACACAGCAGCGCTGGCGCTAGCCAACTACCTGCTATCACCTGAACCTGAGGCACGCTACACAGCCGTCGGAACCAACCTAAACAAATTAACCACAGCGCAGCGCGACACAATTGCCATAGTCGATATAGGCGACACAATCACCATTGAAAAAACATTTGCCAGCGGATCAGGCACAACACAACTAGCGCAGGAACTAAGTGTCGAAGGCATAGAACACACCATCACAGTCAACAACGGCCATTCGGTCATGTATTTCACGGCACCAACAACCATCGTTTATGAACTAATTTTAGATGATGCAACCTATGGCATCATAGATTCAACAAATGTTTTAGGGTAATCTGAAAGGACAATATGCCAAACACACAAACATCAGTACCAGTGTTTTCTGCAGGACAAGTTTTGACTGCACAGCAAGTCACGGAAATAAACACAGGTATTCCAGTTTTTGCTACCACTACCACACGCGATGCGGCGTTCGGTGGCACAGGCGAAAAAACGCTTGCCGAAGGTCAGTTTGCTTACATTGAAGCAACTAATGCTACGCAATATTATGACGGTTCAACATGGCAGGCGGTAGGGACAACGCCTGGTCTTGTGTGTGTTAAAGCCGAAACAACATTTTCAGCGGTTGCCAGTTTTACTTTTGACAGCGTTTTTACCAGCACTTACACAAATTATTTGATGACAATTCTTTATACAACATCGGCTGTCGCAAATATAAGTGTCAAAATGCGTGTTGGCGGTGTTTCTGCTTCGACAAATTACAATCGCAACAGAGGCTATTTTGTAACCACTGGTGTTGGTGTTGAAACAGATACAGCGCAAACAAGTGGTCGCCTTTTGGTTCATAGTGCGTCTGGTCAGGGTGCTGGCATGATAGAAATTTTTCAACCGTTTGTAGCGGCAAAAACTGTTATCACATCACATCATGGAGCCAGCGACGCAACATATAACGAATTATTGAACATTACGCACACGACAGCGACCGCTTATGACGGTATGGAATTTGCGGTTGCGTCAGGCACAATGTCAGGTAGTTACGCAATTTACGGTTATTCAAAGACGGTTTAAATATGGCACACAAAATTAACGACAACGGCACACAACGCGACATGACCGCAGACGAAGAAATTGCATATTTAGCATGGCTTAAAGATATTGAAACCGAAGAAAAAATCAAAACAGACGCGATCGAAGCCAAAGCCGCAGCGAAAGCCAACGCATTAGCAAAACTTGGTTTAACCGCTGACGAAGCGACCGCATTATTTGGCTAACAATGTGCGCTACTGGTTATTTGCAATCGCATTGTGCGCTGGTTGCGCTACAAGCAAAACAAACACACAACAAGAAAAAGCACGCACGCGAACTGTTATTTGCAATGTGCCTGATCGATGTGGCATAACACCATGAGTCGACACAGATACACACCAAACGAATTGCACGCACGGATGGTCGTAACTGTTGGCGTGTTGCTGGCAATCGTGTTTAGTTTGATTGTTTTAGGCATGATTTGGGGCCTGTTGTTTGTGTCGCAACCACTTGAACAATCACCAAACGACGCAGCGTTTATTGATTTAATGTCAACTATTGTCGTGTTTTTGACTGGTACTTTGTCAGGTCTTGTTGCATCAAACGGCATTAAAAACAAACCAATATCATCAGATGACTAAACCGTATATTGTCACCGCGCAACCAGTCGTTAAATCGGCGTTGGCTGGCATGAACAAATGGGTCGAATTATGTTGTCGACATTCTGACGGATCGTTATGGAATAATGGCACATTTGTCAATCGTGATGTGCGCGGCAAGCCAGGTGTTATCAGCAATCATGCGCGCGGCCTTGCAGCAGATTTGTCGTACAGATGGCAGGCACAACACAAACGCGGACGGCAAGACGGACGCAAAATATCGCTGGCATACATGAACAAACTGCTAGAAAACGCAGACACACTAGGCATTCAACTTGTGATTGATTACGCGTTGACGCGCAGTTGGAAATGTGATCGTGGCACATGGCAGGCTGGCAAATTTGAGACTGGCGATTGGTGGCATGTGGAAGTAGAACCGCGTTTAGCACATGACCCTGAAGCCGTAAAACAGGCATTTCGCGCGGTTTTTGGCCCATCACCGAAAGCGGCACCGCAATCTGTCTAGGCTGGTTGACCTACCGAGAAAGTAGGTCTAAATGACACTCATCACAAAAACAGCCATATCGCTATTTATTAGCGCCATGTCAATATTTATGTTGGCAAAACCGCCAGCGCCAACCGCACAAGAAATGCAACCAGCGCCAATCACGGTTTGGCAGGGTCTAGAAAAGCCTGCGCCATTACCTACCACAACCGTCCAAACAACGCCTATAACGCAACCTGACGCTTGTGGCGCGGTGTTTAACATGGCTAAACATGTCGGATTCCCTGAACATGAACTGGCCACAGTTGTCGCTGTTGCTTACCGTGAATCACGATGCCAACCTGACGCGTTTAACGCAACCGACCCAAATGGCGGATCAAACGGTGTTATGCAAATCAATCAATTTTGGTGCAAGCCATCGCGCTACTGGCCAAACGGATATTTGCAGGCATACGGCCTGATCAAAACATGTGACGATTTGTTCAATTTAGAACACAATTTGCGTTCAGCGCTTGCCATTTATCGATACAGCGAAGGCTGGCGCGCATGGTCACTTTAAAACACCTGTTTTTGGCATCTGTTCTAACTGCGTACACCTATTTGATAATGTCCGTTACCAACAAACGAAAGGCTAAAGATGACCGAGAACATCGACCCAAGAACTGACCCACAGTTCAAAGCACTAATGCAAGTAATGAACGAAATTACGGGCAACAAAGTTCCGCTGGTGCAACCGCACGAATTGGCGGCGCGAAGCACATTAAGAAAATTGCAGTGGATCATTGACGATTCAAACGCATTGGACGATTCAGATTTGATCGACACATGCAACCAGGCGCGCATTGAAATCAAATATTTGTGCAGCATCATCACCGATCTGCGCGAAGCATTGGCCGCGCGTGACACCGACATTCGAATTTTGCAGGATCGCAGCAATTATCAATCGGCAGAAATTCAGCGTTTAGAAAATCAGGTGTTTCGTGCCAATTAGTAAATATTTGTTTACATTCACCGACGATGAATTGATTGCATCACGCAACTGTTTAGATGGTCGGAACGAATTTAACGACAAATACAAAGTGCGAACAGATCGCACAGTGTGCCCAACCGACCCAAACAAAGATTGGCAAAGTATTTTGAGTGAACTTGCAGTCGCCAAATTTTTAGGTGTTGAATACAACTATGCGACTCAACCTGACGCCAAAAGATACGATGTGGGCGATTGTGTCGAAGTGCGGTCATCGTTGCATGAACGCGGCCATTTGATCGTGTACGAATACGACAACAAACCAGGTGCCTATGTATTCACGACCGTTGATTTAAACGAACCGTCGGTCACAATTTGCGGTTGGCGTGATCTTGTTGATTGCCGTTTGAACAAATATTGGCGCACAACACCAAAAGTGCGAAAAGAATCTTGGTGGATTCCACAATCCGATTTGCATGACATGAAATCGTTGCGCGAACGGCTGGTGTTGGCATGACACAAAATTTCATGGATAATTATGTCGATGTTGCGACAAGGCTAAAAATAGCGTTTGAACGCTGGCCTGAAATGCGGATACAGGAAACAGCGCGCGAAGTGATCGAAATGCCTGACAAATCCTGTTTTATTCGATGCACAGTCACGATTTGGCGTAATCCTGATGACCCGATTCCAGTGATTGCGTCAGCGTGCGAAATATATCCAGGCCGCACACCGTACACAAAGTTCAGTGAATCGGAAGTCGGATACACCAGCGCTGTTGGGCGTGCTTTGGCTTATGCGGGCATTGGGGCAAATAAAGCGTTGGCATCGCGTGATGAAGTTATGGCTGCACAGTCACGCCAACCATTAGCGCCAGTTGTGCAGTTGCATGATGTCGAAGTGCCGTTCCCTGACGAAAAACCGCGCGAATATCCAACACCTAAGCAAATGGGCATGATGCGTGCGCTGGCTAATGGGCAAGGTTTGAAAGGTGACGATTTAAAAACATTTTGTTCTGCTACTTTGGGTCGCGAAATAAACACGACAAGCGATTTAACTAAACAGGACATTTCAAAGGTGATTGATGCGTTGAAAGCGAGTGAACCGCAATGACCGATGTTGAAATGTTAGAAGCGTTGTTGCGTTGTCAGCAGATGCGTCAAGCGTTTGTGAAGCCATGCGATGACGAAACCGAAACAGATAAATATTTGCGTTGGGCAATTGAAGCAACAGCCAAACGCATTTGGTGGGCGAATCGCGAAAAACACTGATTACAGATAACTAGTACGGGCACAATAGACCTAAGCGTTTTGCAGCGCGGTTGGTGTAACACTCGGCAACGAGGGTAGACGATCTATGTGGTGACACATGATCGGGCAACAATTGAAATGTAGTGGGTACTCGGTGAGGCAACGAGTGGGTGGCTATTTCGCATTAGGCTTACATCACAGCAACAATGATTGACATACCGAAAACAAACTACAAACATAAAGTTGACAACATGGCCAGCGTAAACAAACCGAGAGCAAGCGCGACAGCGCGCGCTAGCGCATTATGAGTCTTGCGCACAAAGACGGGCGGTACCTAAAAAATAGGCAGGTGGTACTTCGAGGCAATCCACTATGTCACTGGTGCGGCACACAACCAGCCACACAAGCAGATCACCTAATCGAAGTTGATCGAGGCGGCGGACACGAATTAGAAAACCTGGTGCCATCATGCGCCAAATGCAACAACACTCGCGCACATTTATATTCAAGCGCAAAGGCTGTAACAAAAAGCCATGCACGCGCCGAAGCCTTACGCGACAACGGAATCGAAATAAAAAAATCAAAACCGCTTTTTTATACGCGAACAGAATTGTC